ACGCACCAAAAACGGTTTTTCCAACCACGACATGATCCACACCGGAATTGTCGAAACCGTGCGAACCGACGGAACATTTACCGAAATCGCCGGAAACACCAATTCAGACGGCGGACGCGAGGGCATCGGCGTGATGCGGACCACGCGAAAAATAGATGGTCGCTGCTATTTCGTCCGTGTTGTCGACGGCATTTCCGCTGAAGCCATAGCTTCCCTCGATCCCAAAAGCGCGCCGGCTATTGCGTCGCGGCCGTGGACAGCGAGCATCCAACTCGCTCAGGGCGCGAGCGGTGGAAGTGTGCGCGGCCTGCCTACAATTCACATCGACAACCAGCTCTTTATCCACATCCGCAAATGGGGAGAGGCTACGGGCCAGAGCGTTGTCTACGACAAGGGAAATCATGCTGTGCGGCTGGATGGCGAGGAAGTCCCGGTTCAAGCTCGCATGGTAGATGGCGATTCCTACTATCCGCTGGAACTGCTCTGTGAAATGTCGGGTGGGTTCCTGATGAGAAACGAAGCCAATCGCACCGCTAAGGCGGTGTTCTCGTGATCGAAGAAACCATTGGCCTCGTTAGTCGCGTGACGTGCATGGAGCGCGAGGTTTTGCTGATCCAGACCTCGATGCAAAAGGAACTGGCTTCGCGTGAATGGGTTCACGACCTGATCCGCCCCATCGTCGACAACACACGCGAGACTCGCCACGCCGTTGAAATGCAAGCTCGCGATATGCAAGTACTCATCGCTTCTCACAGCAAGGCGATGGCGGACCGCGCCCAGCACGAGAAAGAAGAACACGGGGCCAAGCTGGCCGCAACCGAAGCTGAGAGCAAGGCTAAAATCGCCGCGATTGAACAAGAAAACGCGGCCAAATGCGCCGCGCTCGAAGCGCAGACCTGGAGCAACATCATCAAAAATCGTTGGGCGCCAATCACTGCGTTCATCGTGGGTGTCGCGGTTTTGCTTTCGCACCTCGCGAATTACGCCAACGCCTTTTTGGCGTTCACCAACAAATAAACATGGCCCATATTCTCATAGCTGAAGACACGGTGTCTATCCGCCAGATCGCCGTCTTGCTCCTCGAAAGTGCCGGGCATACCGTTGTAGCTGCGAGTGACGGGCAAATCGCCGTCGCCAAATTCGAGGAAGCGCTCGACGCCCGGTTTTTGTTCGATCTCGTGATCCTCGACCTGGCTATGCCGAACATGGACGGTTTCCAAGCCGCTGAGAAGATCGTGACTCTTGCCCCAGAGCAAAAAGTTGTGTTTTTGACGGCCTTTGATGAACCGCTTAGCTTTGGGCGCGCGGCTCAGATTCTTGGCAGCGGTCAAGTTTGGAAAAAGCCCGATGACATCCTACAGTTGTGCGCCAAAGTCGCCTCTGTTCTCTAATTCAACACCCGTTTTCTGAGTCAATTTCGACTCTTTGATGTTTTTATAGGAGGTGCGATTGTGAGGGATCCAAGATTCTACACATGTATTGACCTGGCTCGCTCGGTTGGTTGCAGCGAGAGAACAGCACGCCGTCTCGGGCGCCGTCACAGCGGTCGACCAACGGAAGATGGACACGTTCGGTTCGATTATGTGCAGCTCGTCTCAACAATCGACAAAATTCGGCAAAAACCCAGGTGGGCAAAAAATCAGTGCGAATAAATCAGCCAAAAACCAACAAAAGCGCGGCATCTAAACCCACCGCCAAGCCCAAAACCAAGCCAAAAGCCACGGTCAAAGAGCCAAAAATTGCCCCAAGCGCGTTCAGCAAATTGACGGACAAGCAAAAAATGTTCGTGCTGGAGTATTTCCGTTGCTGGAATGCGACCAAAGCCGCGCGGCTCGCGGGTTACAGCGACCCCGAGTGTTCGGGCTATGAGAACCGGCAAAAACCGGCAATTCGAGCTGCCATCGCCGAGAAGCTCGAACAAAACGCGATGCCTGCAGACGAAGTGCTCCATCGACTTGCTCAGCAGGCGCGCGGCGAACATGGCGCGTTTTACAAATTCTTCAGCCCAATGGCCGGCAACATCTCGACAGATCCCGATAACGATGAGGATTTGTTGAATCTCCGAGAGCAGCTGCGATCCGCAACGCCCTACCTCGACTTTCCGGGCTTGTACATGGCCGGCCTTGGCCACCTCATTAAGAAATTCAAGACATCCGACGGGCAAATCACCGAAGTCGAATTCTATGACTCCCAGGCTGCACTCACCCTTATCGGACGCCACCACAAATTATTCACTGACAAAGTGGAGCACAGCGGCTCCATAGCAACACCAATTTCCGAAGATGACACTCTCCCCCTTGATGGACTGGACAGAAGCGAACTTAACCGCCGAATCGGTGAGAAGATTAAAGCTCCTCGAAATGGCTGAAGGTGAGCGCGAGCTGCAGGCGTTGCTTTATGCGCGCTGCCGCGAGGACATCCTGTTCTGGTTTGATAACTTCGTGTGGTGTATCGACCCGCGCGAATCCGCCACCGCCGCTAAAATGCCGATGATTCTGTTTCCTCGACAGCGGGAACTGATTTTGTGGATCCAGGAGCGCGAAGCCGCTCGTGAGGGTGGACTTGTCGAAAAATCGCGCGATTTTGGTGCGACCGTCTTGTTTTCCAACTATGCGATCCACGCGCTGTTATTTCGTCCCGGATTTCGCGCCGGCTTTGGAAGTCGCAAAATGGAATACGTCGACAACTCGGAAGATGACAAGACCATTTTCGCAAAGCTGCGTTTTTGCCTCGATAATCTGCCGTGGTGGATGAAACCGGCGCCGGAAAGGTTGCTTTCCAAATACTGCCTCATCAAGAACCAAGACAACGACAGCTCAATTGCTGGCGAAGGCGGGCAAAGTATCGGGCGAGGCGACCGCACCACGTTCTACTACGTGGATGAGAGCGCGTTTTTAGAGCAACCCCAGAAAACCGATGCCGCCTTGTCGCAAACCACGAACTGTCGTTTTGACGGTTCGACTCCAAACGGCATAGGTAACTCATTTTATAAGCGGCGCCACTCGGGGAAGATTCCAGTCTTTCGCTGTCACTGGATGCAGGATGAGCGCAAAAACCATTACGAAGTTCAGGATTATATCGGCAATGTGCTTCGCACCGGGCGCGGTCAAGCTCTAAATATCCCCAGCGGATACCGCGTGGTTTATCCCTGGTATGAAAAGCAAAAAGCGGAGCTGCTTGATGAGGTTGTTGTCGCTCAGGAGTTGGACATTGACTACGCGGCCTCGATTGAAGGCGTGTGTTGTCCGGCGAAATGGGTGGCGGCCGCCGTCAATTTGCACACCCGGATGCCTGAGTTGAAAGTGCCCGACAGCGGCGCGCTGCGCGCGCGCGCCGACCTGGCCGGAGGCGGAGCGAACCAGAACGTTTTGATGTTTCTTCGCGGTCAGGTCGTGCAGGAGATTTTGCCGTGGCGCCACGAGTCCCCGTCCTACACGGCAGGCAAAATCAAAGAAGAGTGCGAGGAGCGCGAGACGCAGACGCTTTATTACGATAACGGCGGTGGCTATGGAGGTGCTGTGGGAGACATGGCCAAGGATGAAACCAACCCGCCAAAATTCCAGGTGCGCGCCCTCAATTTTGGTGGAAGTCCAAGCAACCGCGAATGGCCAGAGAAAGGCGACAACGGGAAGCGCAAAACCTCGAAGGATAAATTCACCAACGCCAGATCGGAGTGGTGGTATTGCCTTCGCGAGCGTTTCCGCAAAACCTGGGAAACCGTTGAAGGCCATGCCATCTATCCACCCGATGAACTCATTTCCATTCCAAACCACGCGGAATTGATTGCCGACCTCTCGAAACCGCTGCTCGGCAAATCCATGAACGGCAAAATCGCCCTCGAATCCAAAGAGCGAATGAAAGAGCGCGGTGTGTCGTCTCCCGACTTTGCTGACCCGCTCGCTATGGATCAGGCAGCTGCCAGTGCCGACGAAGCGCTCGCGGATCTCGTCGGTTGGTTCGGCAAAAAGTAGCTGCTAAAACGCATAGAATCGTTGTTTTCGCGGATAGAACCGCTGCCTCGTGCATGAAAAATGACTGCCTAAACGCATAAAACGAGCGCTTTTGGCCAATTTTTCCGCCTGAGAACGCCGCAGCGGAAAATAAAAACCAATGTTACTCAACCAGTTCGGCCAGACCTTCCCACAAAACAACAGCGACCTCAGCCGCGGTGAACTCATTCAATTAGCGCGGGAGACGGAATTTCTCCATTCGACCCTGCAAAGGTTGGAGAAAGGGCGGCACGACCAAGATTACTTGCGGAGTGCGTTCGGCCTGCAAGGAACTGCCGGCGCGCAGGCCTACCAGACGAGCGATCCGATGCGGTATCAAATGCCGCACGACCCGAAGTTTCGGCCGTTTTCTCCGCTTTCGGTCGACATGCTCCGGGTGCTCGCACGAAGCAATGACATCGCCTCGGACTGCATCACTCATTTGAAGCGAGAAGTCACCAAGGTGCCGCTTAAAGTGGCCCTGAAGGACGAAAAAGACACCTCACGCGAGGCGAAAAACCAGCTCGCAAAGGCGAAAGACTGGCTCAGTGAGGCCGGTGGCCTCGGGGGCTATGGAGTTTCTCGCGCTGTTTTCGAGGGACAGATGATCGACGATTTACTCATCGTCGGAGCGGCTGCCCTTGTGCTTGAGTTTGAGACTCGCGGGGACCGGCTCGATGGCAAGCCTTCCCAAATCCGTGCGATTGACGCTGCTACGATTCAACCTTTGGTGTCTCCACGCGGTTTTCTTCGTGGCAACGATGAGCCGGCTTTCCTGCAGTGGGTTCAAGGCGTCCCCGTCGGACAATTTACGCGCGCCGAAATAATTTACGAGGGTTTGCCCTCGTTCGCGCGCTCCGATTCGCCCTATTTCATGTCGCCCACAGAGGACGCAGCAATTCAGATTTACACCCTGATGCGCGTCGACGAGTGGAACAGAACATGGCTCACGGAGGGTTCTGGCTACCGTCGCTGGCTCAAGCTCAATGAATCGGTGACACCCGACCAGGCAAAGGCGTGGTTGGAGATAATGAAGCTCCAATCACAGGGAAACGCGGAAGAGCGCCACGGTATCGGTGTTGCCCCGGGAGAAATTACCGGTGATGAGTCGCGCAAGGACCAGGATTTTGACGGCTACGAAAACGGGCGTGCGGTGCGTATTTGCGGCTCGTATGGTGTCAATCCAGCGAGCATCGGGCGGCACGGTGAGGAACATAAGGATGACCAAGAGGCCGCTCTGGGCGCGACGCGCGGCGGCATTGTTGGCGAGATCCTGACCTGGCGCGAGCACCTTTACAATCGCCTGTTGACTATGATGGGCCTGGATCGCGTCGTCGTCACTGAAGATGTTCCTTCCCCGTCGGAGACAACGGCAGAGCGCTCGACACGCCAGGCACAGGAAATCGCGGGAGGCGTTCGCACTGTAAACATGGTGATGGCTGAGAACGGCGCCGAATCGGTTCCAGGCGGCGATGAGTTGCTCTTCCCAGCGACTCTGAAACCGTTGTCGCAAATCCTCGCGCCACCACCGGCGCCTGTTGCTCCAGGGGGCGAAGAGCTACCTGCAGACCTGACCGATGATGGACAAATTCCCGGACAAGAAAACACCGCAAAAACCCCGTCAGGCCAATCGGAGCAACAGACGGAAGTAGACAAAAACTCGGACAAAACGCCAGACATCGCACGCGCTGCAGCTGTTTTAGACGGCACGCCCAAACACAAATTTTCTTGTGTGATGGCGTATTTGGCAGAAGACGCCACCAAAATGGTGCGCGATTTCGCGGGTGCGACAATCAATCCTGAAGATTTGACCGAAGATGGATTCGAGACCGAGCCGCACATCACGCTGCGCTACGGCCTGCACACCAGTGATCCGGGCGAAGTCGCGGAAAAATTAAGTGGTCGCGGTGGATTCCGGGCGGCTGTTTCAGGCGTGTCTTATTTTGCATCGAGCGAAACCGGGCGGCCCTATGACGTGGTGAAGCTCGACGTGCTGGGACATGACGGCGATTTGAGTGACATTCATTCCAAACTCGATGAACTGCCTCATACAGACACATTTGCTGATTATAAACCCCACATCACCCTGGCTTACGTCAAAGCAGGTTGCGGCGCGAAATACACCGGTGAATTCCCATTCTGGAACGGCAGCGACAGCTTGGATCATGGTCTGGGAGAAAACTCGTGGCTCCGATTCACAGATGTCCGCTTTTCCAGCCAAAGTGGCGACGCCACGACTATCGACCTGTCGACCGGGCACCAACGCGTCATCGAGCGCGTTCTCGGCCAATGGGAGCGCAAGAGTTTGCGGCGCCTGGAGAACGGCAAGAGCGCGGCGTGTGCTTTCGAGTCCGAATTTCTCCTCGACGATGACGTGCAGGGGATTTATGGTGATTTGACCAACGCCAGAACCAAGGGAGCGGTGCGTGAGGTATTCGAAGTCGCGCGCATGGCTAAGCGTGGCAAAACCACGAGCAACCCTCACAACACATCGAGCAGCTTCGCATCCTTCTGGGGCGGTGAATCGCGCGACGAGACAACGAAAGAGCACTTCAACGGGAAGAACATCAGCGTCACCTACGAAAATGAACAGGAGGTGCAAAAACGCGTGCAGGCGATCTTTGGAAAGCAGGTCAGCGCCGCTGACTTGAAACACCTGGCCGGTGCTCCTGACGGAGCGACAGTGAGTGTCAGTCCTCATCCGCGTGAGGCGTCATCTGTTGTGATTATGGTTGACCATTCGCTGCTTCAGCCTTGGGCTCCCGATAAAGGCGGTGCCGTCCAAACACTCGAAATGGGAGTGGCCAACGGCCGCAGCACCATCTTTTATGATGCGCTGTCGACGACTGGCGAGGTTCCCGGCTTTGGCAGCCGCATGATGGGTTACACAATTGAGGCGGCGCGTTCGTTGGGAATGGGAAGCATCACGCTGCATGCAGCTGGTGAGCCCGGCGATAAAGAATTCAGCGGCTACAAAGCCTGGGCGCGAATGGGTTTTGATGCGGCCCTCTCGCCGGATGTGCAGGACAAGCAGCGAAATCTGCCTGACCTTCCCGCCCACGTGCGTCAGGCTACGATGGTCAGTGAGCTGCATCGCACGTCTGAAGGGGCTGACTTTTGGAAACATCACGGCGAATCCTTCGTCGGAACCTTTGATCTCAATTTGAAATCCTTTGCGGGGCAACGGTCTGAAGCGGTGAAACAAAGTTTCTTCGAGCAAAGTGGTATTAAACTGAGATAAACACAGTTTCCCAGTTCATTTGGAGTCACCATGCCAGCAGAAATTCTCATCACGCCAATCGGTCGCAACGACTATTATCCGCGCTCGTGTGTCACTGACGAGCAAAAGCGGGAGTGGTCGACGCGCCAAATTGAGAGCGGAATCCCCTTGCCGCCACCGCATCGACTTCCCGAGGGTTCGGAATTGCAGGCAGAATCAATTCGCCGCAGCCAGCTCGCAAACCAATAGTGCACACCAGTCAATTCCACGATCCAAACGGTCAACTCTTACTGAGTTGGCCGTTTTTTGCGTTTCCGACGGGAGTAGCGAAATCTCCTTTCGATGCAAACCCAAAACGGACACTGGATTACAGTTCACGGCCACCACATTTTTCTTAAAGGTGCGGCCCTATCCGCCCCTCACGTCGACGAAATCGCAACCAATGCCGGTCTTTCTGACAAGGCGAAGAGTCTCCTAACCGAAGCTCATGCCAAGGGACATCTGCAGACTGATTCCCAAATCCACGGCGCGATTTCCAGCATCGCCGGCGCAGTTGCCGTCGGCTTCGACGAAACCCATTCCGTGCACGATGCGGTTTCAGCGTTCGGTCAGTTCGGCGCGAGCAAAATCGCCCCCACCATAAGCGCTGACCACCAACATGCCGCGAAATTGACGATCAACACATTCGGCAAAAAGGGCAAGGTAACACCCGTCACAGTTCAAACCCACGGCGCTGACCTCATCAAAGGTGAAGCGAGCGCTTACGCAGCAAAATTCGGTCTCAATGCGATGGCAGGTGGAGTGCTTGAGCAAGCGGTTTCCACTGGAAAGATCACGAAAGACACGCAGCTGGCTCAGGTTGTCGCGGACACGCTCCAGATCCAGCATACGACTGCCAAAGGTCCAATATCGGCGTTATCTGAGGCGCTCGCCGGACCACCGCTTGAGCCAGTTATCGCGCCAGGTGACTTGGGCGGTAGCTTGGGCAGTCCCTTGGACGGCGGAAAGGTGCCAATCAAAAGCGTCGGCACCAAGTCGAAAGCGGATTTCGCAGCAATTCCCGATGTGCAGCTGCCTGGTGAGCCGGCTCTTCCGCCGCTCAAGTCTGGACAAACCCAGAGTGCGGGGATTCTCCTCGTCGAGCCCGACGGCAAAGTTTGGATATACGAGCCGAAAAACCACTTTGCGGGCTATGAACACACGTTCTCCAAGGGCGGTGTCGAGAGCGGTCTAACACTTCAGCAAAGCGCTCATAAGGAGCTTTACGAGGAGCTGGGCTTAACCGCAAATATCACGGGCGTGGTTGGAGACTTCTCCACAGCCGGCACAGCGACGCGCTATTACATCGGGGTGCGAACGGGCGGCGATCCCAAAGACGCCGAAAGTGGACTGACCCAACCTGGTGCGAGTGAGACGCACGCGGTCAAGCTCGTCACGCCTGACGAAGCCGCAAAAATGCTTAACAAGCCGCGTGACAAGAAAGTGTTAGACGCGCTGAAAAAGCATCTGGTGGACAACGGTAATCCGCACTCCCTGGTTCAATCACCCGTCCAGGCTACGAGCGAACCGGCAAAGATGCCGTCGGTTACAGCCGACGAAAATTCCTGGATGAACTTCGCGCTCGGCAAAGGTTTTCACGAAGGCATCAGCGACAACGCGGTGGCCGCGCTGCAAACTCATTTGTCAGGCACGGATGTCGAAGAATCTCACCTTCCAGCCATTCTCGAAAAAGCTGCCGAACTCGCCACTGATGATGTCAAACCGGGCATCAACACGGGTCACATCCAAAAAGCCGTGTGGGCCCATAAAAAAGGTCATCTGGCTCCTGGTGCAGCTGCACCAGAGCCAGTGGTGACACCAGCGATCGCACCAGTGGCTCCCAAATGGTCCGATGAGGCATTTGAATTCAAAGCCAACACCGTGGCCTCGAAGGCATGGAAAAAAGCGGAAATCGCCGAACTGAGCACTGAAGCCGAGAAATTTGCGATTCAGGATGGCGCGCCAGAAGTTGCATTCGAACATTGGGAAAAGGCGATCAACGCTTATTTCAAAAAGCCACTCACGGCCGCTCCGGTTCCAGCTGCTCCAGTCGTGCCAATTGCCGCCGCAGCGCCAATCTCTCACCACGTCACAATTCAGGGCAAAAAGCTCGATGTCGACCACAGCAAGCCGGTTACGCCTGCCGATGTGGACGCGCTCAAAACTCAGGTCAAGGTGTCCTCGAACGGCGAGACAGCGCTGAAGAAAGCGATCGGTGATGGTGACATCAAATCCCACGGTCATTTCATGGAAAAGGCCGCGATGGCTCAGGCGGCGTCGCTGGCCAGCAACCACACGAGCGTGAATAACACCGGGTTTGTGGCGACAAAGGCTTACCCGACGGTTGAATCTTTGCTCGATGCAGCTCACCACGGCGACGCCAGCGCGAAAAACATCGTCGCCAAACTCGGACCGCACTCGTTTGAGTCGCCGGCAGCCAAGCAAAGTGCCCTCGACTCCGCGCAGAAGGCCGCGCTCGATGCCGAATTCAATCACGGCAACCCGGAACAACACATTCACAACAAAATTGGCGGGAAAGGCGGTTATAACGATGGCGCGCTCTATGAAATGCCCGGAGGCGCAAAAAACTACGTCAAAACAGTTTCTTCTCCCGGAGTGGCTCACAACGAACATTTAGCCAACGCGATTTACAAAGCCCTCAACATTAGCGCTCCCAACTCGAAAGTCTTCGAACACGGGGGGAAAACCAAATACGCCTCACAAATCATCGAAAACAAAGGCGAACTCAAATCTTTGGGAATCACGCCCGAAATTTCGCGCGAAATCCTCAAAGGTTTTGCTGCAGATGTTCTTCTGGGAAACCGCGACGTGCTGGGAAACGGGGACAAGCCGCTTTCTAATGTTGTCATCGGCCATGACGGCAAACCGCACCGGATCGACAACGGCGGGGCACTGCTCTTCAGCGGAATTGGTAAGGCCAAGAGTGTGGGCACCAAGAATGAGCTGCGCGAGTGGGACGGTTTTTCAAGTTCATCGACGAACGCGAATTACGCGCAAGTGTTTGCGGCAGCCGGCGTCAAAAACGCGGAATCGGTTGCGGGTTTAGGCCAGCAAATCAAAGCAATCAAGTCGCTTCGTGATTCGCGCGGTGGCTGGGAAAACTTCATCAAACACGCTGCGCCCGATATGCCGGCAGTTCAACGACGTGAAACGGCAGCGATGCTCGATGCGCGCACGTCGTTGCTGGAATCGAAGGTCAAAAACTTGGCAGGAGGAAACAGCCTGGTTGGGACGCGCAATTTTCACTACAGCGGCCTGGCGCACGAACAAACGCTGATTGCCCATCACAAAGCCAATGCTCCCAAACTATCGCCGGATGAAGTCTCAGCGGTCGACGCCTTCAAAGGCGGTTCTTACAGCGCCTGGAATAGCAGCCTGCGCGGATCCAGCCCGTTGACCGATACCCAGAAAAAGCGAACGAAGGTTCTCGACGCTATGTTTCAAAAACCCGGGATGGTCCTGGGCCACGATTCGGCATTGTCGCGCAAGATGTCGCTTCCCGATGCCAGCGAGCGGGCCAAACTCGCCGCGCTCACGCCAGGGACTGTCATCGCACACACGCCGGTGTTTCAATCCACATCAGTTAGCTCGAGCACGTGGAGCGGAAACGTTCACCTCTGCATTCTGGCACCGGCCGAGATGCCTGCGGTCACGCCCAAAGCCTACACAACAACCAACGCAGGCGAAAAAGAGGTGCTCTTGCCGCGTGGTGTTTCCTATCGCGTTGTGGCAGCTTCAGGCCCGACGGATCCGGCACCAGAGGGAGCGCCTGCGAACTGGACGTGGCAAGCTGACGCCACCAAAATCGTCGTCGAGGCGATTGTGCCAGGTGTCAACGACATGGAACACGACGGCGTGGCCACCCACATCATTTCTGCATCTGAGCTCGATGCTAAAAAGGACACCATATTGAAAAACCACGAAGTTGCCCCCATTCCCAACCTCAGCGGTCTGCCCGACATTACGCTGCCGGCATGGGCACCGAAGCCTCTGCCGGTTGCGCCTCCGAAGCCAAAAAAGACGAAGAAATTGGTTCCTGCATCAGCTGCAGGCGCGATTTACGTCTAAGGTAAAATATCTTTCATGCCCGGAGAAAACATCGACCCCAAGGACCAAGCAATCATAGACCAGTATGTAAACGAGATGCCCAGCGCGCTGCCGGACAACAACCCGGAGATGCGCGCGGCCGTGAACCATCCTGGCTACGTCGACCGTGGAATGTGGGGCCCTTACGGCGGACCGAACGGCACGATTTCGCAGATCTGGCTGCATGAGTGGAAATCACAGGGTGGGGGCGCTTGACCGCACTCAAAGGCAAAATCTGCATTCTGAATGCAGATGGTCAATTAGACGTGTGCGGCGACATTGTTCGTCCCGACTCGTTTATAGGTCTGCCACGCAACGTCGACATTAGAACGCTCAGGGTTAATCGTGATCCCGTTTCAGCTGACTACCTTCAAACCGTTTTGGGCGTGGCCACACTAATCCAGGAAGACGGCGCGATTTACGCCGAAATGGAGCTCGATGAATTTGGAGCTCGCTACGTGCAGGGCTTCTCCATGTGTTCTGTGCCGTGTTACCCATCCGTTGAGGGTATCATTGAGCAGAGCGAAAAAACTGAGGGTGGGCGCATCATCTCTGCTCTGCGTATAACAAGCGTGATTTTGTCCCCTGGAAATGTGGATCCTCGGATTAGACCTATCGAGGTGGCAGGCAATGAAATCTTTTGATTTTCCGGCTTTATCTAAACAGGTTCACCATTGGGCCCAACGGTTGATGAATTCGCTACGCGTCGCGCTTCAGCGGTTTGCCGAGTGGTGGCGAAATCGGGCGCACCACATACGCGCGCTGTTAGAGCGATTCGGTGTGATCCGCACTCAATATCACCGGCGGACTCGCTACTGGTCGCAACAAACCGCCAAACTCGAAAATCTGGAGCGAAAGGGCACTTTGCTACCGCGACAAGTGCACCGACTGCACATGGCGCGGTCAAATTTGATGTTGGATTGCTGATTTTCAAAGCGAGGTGTCTACCCGGGTAGGCACCTCGCTTTTAGTTTTTTTGGCCGATTTTTGGACTGGAAAGAGGGGCGTGAAAGAATGCGTAGCGATATAGCGCGCCAACATGGCGCGCGTGCCCCGCTTCCATGAAAGTTCTAAACCCTGATTTTTCCACCGCTCTCGACCACGTTTTCCTTCCGTTTGAGCGCGTAGACAATGAAAAACGCGAAATCACGACCACTCTCTTCACAACGGCGCGCGTGCGCGGCGACAAGTGGAACCTGAAATACGGAACTCTCAAGCGCGCTGCCGACCGTTACATGAAAATGCCGTGCATCCGCGAGATGCACCAGGCACGTGCAGCTGGAAAAGCTACCTCACTCCATTTTGACGATGCGAGCCAAACCGCGACGATGACTCTGCGCGTCGTTGATGACGCGGCGTGGGAAAAAGTCAAAGAAGGCGTTTATCGCGGCGTGTCCATTGGCGGTGTCCCCATCATCACGCGCGGCCAGGACATCGAGGATTTCGACTGGATCGAGACCAGCCTGGTTGACCGGCCCAAAGACCCAGGCGCTCTGTTTACCGTTGCACGCACCGAGGATGTTCTCGCGGCGATGAATACGATCGAGTTGCCTGAAGGCGCCAGCGACGAGGATTTGGCCGTGGCGCGTGGCGAGGTGGAGGAGCAGCTGGAGCGCATGGAAAGCGATATGGAATATGGCGGCCTGCTTATTCCGGGCGCCGATGACCTAGCGCGCTTTGACCACCTGCAGCCGCGCGACGAGAATGGAATGTGGACCATTGTTGCTGGCCACCGAATCTCTGTTTCTGGCGCGGCCGTCGACCACAACACCATCCATGAGGCGAAAAAGCGTTTCGGCCTCAGCGATGAGACCACGGGCGCTTTGCTCGCAGCTCACAAGGCCGGCAAAATCAGTAATGACCATCACCTTTTCCGCACCCTGTCTCACGCGGAGGCGCTGGCCAGCAACACCGGCGGTCATTTGGGCGATGTAACAACCAGCCACATCGAAACAGCGCTCGCACATCACGCAAGTGGAGGTTCGCACGAGGAGCGTTGGCACTCGGCCGCGCACGGCATGGCGCCCAAACTCGCGCCGGGCATCACCGTCGGACACGCGCTGGGTGCTCACGAATTGAAATCTGGCGACGTGGTTCATTTTCCATCGCATGAGGGCAAACCCGTCGTAGCCGGCGTGGTTCATAAAGTTCACGCGAAATCTATCGACATCGGATCCACAGTCGGCGCGGCGCAGGTCGGCATGCGCGTCAAGAAAGAAGATTTAAAGCGTCCCGGTTTCGTGAAACGCAGCAAGTCCGGTTCAGCTTCAATGCATCACATCGAAGTAGCGCGCGGCACTGAGGTTGAGTTTTTCGATGAAGGTCTGCAAACGGACTTGCAAGGACACGCCGAAGCGATCCATGCCATTCTAGAGCGCGTCGAAGCTGGCGACCATGATGAAGCAATCAGCCAAGTTGCTGAGCGTTTGGGTGCGTTAATGCGTGGCGAAGCAAGCAGCGCGCTGGAATCATTTGACGTTGAGCTGCTTGAACGTGCTGAAGGCCGTAGCGGCTACAAGACCCAGCCGCGCGACGATGTTGGCCGCTGGACCGATGGCGCGGGCAAGCTCAGCGTCTCCCACGTGCACGATGTAATGAAGCATGAAGGCATCCACGAGGATCATCACCACGCGGATGTCAAGCGCAAAATCGAGAGCGGCGAGCTGAAGACCCGCGCCGATGTTTTGAAACATATCGACGCTTTGCACGAGTCCCGCAAAACCGGTGACAAGAAAAAGGAGACCGAAGCCAAGACGACGGAATCCACAACCGCTTCCAAACCGGAGAAAACCAGTAAATCGGGCACTAAGCGACCTGCCTGGCACGAAACGCTGAGAAGCATCGCTAAGAGCACCGTTCATAAATTTATGAACGGCTATCGCAAAGGAAAAAAGGCCGTGGGACGCGCTGAAGGCGACGCGGCAAGCGAGGACCACATTCCCCACCTCGTCGACAAGTTTTTCGACCAGGTGGACGATGCAGACGATGACACTCTCGCCCGGGGACTGCGCGCTGCACTCGCCGTTTTAAGCGGCGAGACGCCGGGTGAGTCGACGGTCGAACGCCTGATTACCTCGGCCGACGCACCAGCTCGTGAGAATCTCGAAGGCCCGGAGATTCACGGCGGCCGCAAAGCGCTCGATGCGCTGCGCGAATTGTTGATGGAATCGGATTGGGATGGCGACCGCGAATCTTTGCGCCGCGCGCTCCACTCCGTGTTAGACGAAATTGGTCGCGGCGAGGGAGACGTGTCCCGCGCCGCGACACTCCTGCTCGATGATGGCGCCCGCCATCTGGACGTGCAGCGTATGGAAGTGCTGGAGAGCCAGGTTAGCCGGCTCGAAGGGGAGAATTCTGAAGCGCGAGAAACGGCACAGGCGCATTTACAGCGCGCCGAACTCGCGGAAGGGAATTTGAGCCGACTCGAAACGGAAAATAAGACTCTCGACAGCGAAAACCAGAAACTGCGCGACATGCCAGATCACAGCGAAGCCATTCAATTTGGCACTGTTCCCCTGGTGCGCGATTTCGCCGCCAACCAGGTGCTCTCACCCTCGAATTCCACGCACGTTCGGCGTGGAGAACTCGAATCCGAATTCAAGCAAATCCAACTCGACATGCAAAAGGAGCCAAACCCCGCCAAACGCGAGGCGGGTGCCACCCGGCTCATTGTAGTGCAGCAACAGTTGGAACAGTTGCGCCGCTTAGCCTGACATGGCCAGTCAACTAAGCCACTCAGAGATCACCTGACAACCCGGGCCACGCCCGAAACCCCGAACACATTAAATCCCCTTCTACGGAACAAATAAATGCAACCCTTCCTCGGTAACTTCAAATTCGGCCACAGCATGTTGGTCGCCGGCTTCATGGCCGGAATCGCTTCGACGACTATGGCCAGCGGCCTCCAGGTCCCAACCCATGTCGCACAATACGAGATGGCACAGCAAGCCGCTGCGGCAACTCCTGCAGTTTTGCGCGCAGAAATCTCCCCTTCTCTGGTTTCCGACATCGAGCGTCTTGAGCGCGGCGAATTCGCAAGCGGCGACATTTCCAGCCTGGCTCGCAACATCATCGGCGAGATCGAATCCCTTCGCACCGACGTGGCGCGCGTTGTCACCTCCCAGACCGCTAACCTCCCCGTTCGTGAGAACCTGGAAGCCACCGCGACGATCCTGATTCCACAGGACACCCCATTTCGCAATCGCGTCCCCCGCACGGTCGGCAACGGCGCAGCTGCAGTCTGGAAACAGGTTGTTTCCCTCGGCGGTGGCTGGGGCACGGACGTAGAACAGCCTGGCGGTGGCAATGCTGCCAAACGCGTGTTCTACGCCGAACTGGGCAAGCCAGAGCAGTTCACGACCGAATATGCGACCCGCATGGCTCAATACAAACTCATGGGCGCCTATGGCGGCGTGACCGGGTTTGCAGCGGCTGTTGGCGGCAACTACCAAGATCAGCGCGCTGCTGAGCGCCGTTTGGCATTGCAGAACTTCATGCTCAATGAAGAAAATGCGATGATTAACGCGATCAAGGTCGCTACCGTCGCTCCGTGGGGCGATGGCACCACAGCTCTCGCTTACGATGGCCTTTCGTCTTCCGTTGCGACTGGCAACGGCACTCCGGGTGTCAACGTGCAGGTCGCCGTCGGGCCGATCACGCTCGACCACTACAACTCCCAACTGCGCCGCCTCTACACCTGGGGCGCTCGTGACCTGTTCATTTTGCAGAACGCGGACGCGACCATGTGGCTCCAACAGTTGCTGCGCGATTCGGGAGAGCCGTATCGTCTCGACATCGTGGATCAGAGCCAGGCCAAAATCGGTTTCACGGTCGCGATTTACGTTCATCCCGTCACTGGCCAGAACGTGACCATTATGACCAGCCGCTTTGCCAAAGCAGGCGAAATCATTTTCGGCGGCATGACTCAGGACAACGGCACCAACGCGCTGGAACTCGAAGTTCTGCCCCAAGCTCCGATTCCTGACGACGTGCAGCGTCCCGACGGTAGCCGCCAGGACATTCAGGGCTATTACGTCACCGAACTGGCGCGCTCGCCAGAGCAGCCTGAAGTCGAACCGTTCATGGTCAACCTCTACAGCACCTTCAAACTGAAGAACTCGCAGATGTTCGCCAAATCAACCGGCTGCCAGGCTCCGGCCTAAGCCACAGCTAAGCCCCGGTATACCGCTCCGGTCTACCGGGGCTTAGCCCATTTTTAAAGCACAAACCCAAGCAAAACCACGCCGCAAACCTTCCCCTCACCAAAATCAGTCTGGAAAACGACATGTCAAAATTTCGCCGCATTGGAACACTCAGTTCCCTCACATCACAAGAACAACTCGCTGGCAAAACTCGCCCTTTCACGGGCGATGGAACCGCCTTTCTTAAAGTCCCAGGCCTTCTTTCTCTTTTGGCTATCTCCGTAGCCACGTCGACCGGCCGCGTGCAGCTGCCGCTCCAGGATGAGCGACTTTACATGGTTCATCCCGACGAAACCGTGCCGCGCACCGGCGAAACCGAAGATCTCTTCGCTCTCGACACCGAAACTTATGAGGTTCCCGTGCTGGAGCGCTCGGAAATCTCAAACGGCGGAATCTGGCAGAAAAACGTCATTTTCTACGTCACCGGAGAATGGGCAGAAGATGCGGCGCCGTCGGGTGAAGAGTCCACAACTAAAGGCTCCAAAGCCAAAGCTGCCAAAACCAAAGCTGATACAGCAAAGGCTGACACAGCAAAAGTGGACGATGAACCTGCCGATGATGAAACCAAATCGGAAGGCGAATCATTCGTCGACACAGACGAAGATTTCGCAGCGCTCCCCGAAAATTTGAAAGAGGCATTGCGTGCCTTTGATTCGCCTGAAGACGCTCTTAGCGCTCCAAGTGAGCGCTACAACGAGCTGGGAATTTCCGGGACCGAAATCACTCGAGTCAAAAACGCGCTCAAACGCACCATCAACAAATAACCCCTACCCACTTCAACTCCTTGAAAATCGGCCAAAACCCAGTTGGGTTTTGGCCGATTTTTTATTTTGCGAGCCGTGGTTCGGAAAATAAGCCGTATCTATGCCTGAACTCAACCGCGAACCCGACTACCGCGATGTCGAAACTTTGATGCGCTCAGCGAACTACTGGCCAACAGATCCCACAAAGGTCCTCTTTGCGCGGGAACAAGCCCAAACCGGCGCAATGGCCGCTGTCGAGGAGTGGCGGCGCGCGACTGGATGGACGCCGTTCCTGGTGTCGGCTACGGCACCATTTACCACCCGCGACTTTGACTTTGGCGG